CATCGCTCAGGGAGAGGATGTTCAGCCGCCAGCGCAGCAGGTAAATGACAGCGATGCCTGCGATGATGAGCGGGCAGCCGATGAGCCCAGCACTGTTTATCGATATATTTGAGACTTTGTGACTATGTCTATTAGTGTGCTTATGTTTAGGCATTTCATCTATTGTTAGAGTGTGTTCTGCCTCCCCACCAGTGGAATTTACAGGATAATCCGAAGATGCCGCAAGTAGGAACATACCCTCTATTTTAGTCCATGATACACCACCATATATCTCTTTTACCTTATCTACTGTGTCAAGTGTTGTAGATTGTACGATCATTCCAATATGTGAATACACCATTTTTGCGTTTTTTTCTACTTTTTTATCAACATTCATTATGTTTATGGTATTTTCACTAATTTTTTGTGAATTTTTTTCTATATTATTAGTGTTTTCACTGATTTTCTGTGAATTTTCTGTAATATCAGAAGTATTTTTTGCAATATCTTCTGTATTTTTTGCAATATCTTCTGTATTTTTTGCAATATCTTCTGTATTTTTTGCAATATCTTCTGTATTTTTTGCAATATCTTCTGTATTTTTTGCAATATCTTCTGTATTTTTTGCAATATCTTTTGTGTTTTTCAGAACTCTACTATCTAAGTTCAAAAAAATCTGTGAGTAATCAATAACCATAACCCAGTAATCGGTGTTATCGATATTTACACCCGCCGGAACTGGTTTGATCGCCAGATAGCCATTGTATTCGTGTAACACAATCGAGTTTTGAGGATATGATTTATCAATAGACCATTCTCCCTTAAAAGATAACTCGTTATTCTCAATAAAATTTTTCACATCATATTCGATACTTGATACTTTTTTGAGAATATAATCTAAGTTTAATTCATGCAAGTTTGTGTATGGATATTCATTAAAAAATCCCATATTTAGCCTCCTTTCTTAGCACATCAACAAAAACTCTTTGGCAAAAATATCTGTAATATGCTGATACAAATTCCAACTTGCGACATCCAGTTCCGATTGCAACATCGTCTGGCTGGTAAGCGTACCAATGTTTCCGTGCGCCCTACCACTCCTTTTATTGCTAGATGTGTTTATAGTTGTGCTATCACTCGTGCTATTATTTACATCTGTCTGACTACCACTATTTACAGTCTCGTCAGATGGAGAATAATCAACGCTGTTGTACGCACTTACGTTATTCCTACTACTACTGTTATTATTGATTGTGCTATTTCCATTGATGACACCGTTCATCTTGCTAGTATCGTTTGTTGTTTCTTCCCATTCTTCTCGCCTATCATAGTTTTCCAGTGGTTCATAAGCAATCGCAAGTGCATCCCCCCACTTTTCAAAGGTTCTGAACCACTTCCGACTCCATATTCCGACCATGTTTTTAAAGAAAAAAGGGTCGTACCATAAAGGTTCATAATCTCCCACATCTAACATAATAGTGTCTACCAGTGTATCTTTGTCAACCGAACTGGGTAGTTCTAAGTCATCAAATACAGATTGATTATTACTATTCAGAAATGTTTCCAGACCTATTAGTGTCCCAGTTGCTATCGCCATACAACTTCCTCCTTTCTGCATAAAAATCCTTGTTGTAATGAATATTCACTTTTTCAAGGGATTCATTCAAACACTCAAGCCATATAGTGATGCGCGCTTGTGATTCCTCTTGACTACTTTCCGATTCATATTCTGTCATTCGCTCTTTTTTGTGATATGGCACTGTCGCGATACCAACTTCTCGATCAAATTCCTGCAACAGCGTTTGTCTATCCATGAGCAATTTGTCCGTTATGTAACTTTCTTTCAGATGTGGTCTATCCATAAATTCCATTGGACTTTTTCCATTTTCGTCGTCACAAACACGACTATCAATGAACACAGATGATTCTCCCTTATTTATTTTGTCAAACAACTTTTTAAAAGATTGCAACGCTGATCTTGTTTTACCCCAAGCGATAAAAGGCACTTTGCTGTTTGTAATAGAAACATCAACCGCAGGATCGATTGTTGATAACTTTTTTGCATAATAGGTAATAATATCCCATATCCCCATATAATCTGGTGTCAACTGCACAATCTCACAATCTGTACCAATTTCTAGTTCCTTAGAATTCTTCAACATAGGGTTAGAGACAATCACTTTTGATGGCTGGTAATAAAAATTGTAGCCGCTTAACGCACACGGCTGAAAAACAAATCCCATTGTTTCATCTTCCCACATTACTACAAATCCATATTTGAATAAGCAATACAATAGAAAATTTTTGTCTTGCGCTATGAAATCGTCACAATGTAACTCTATCCCATACATAGCACGCTGAAATAATGCGCGTTCCCAGTAATTAAAAGAATAGGTGTCAAACGTCTGACTTGTTGACGGTAACACTGTGGCATAATTCAGATTGATATTTTCGCATGAATAAGGAATATACATAAACAAACCTCCTATTCAAAATATCCAAAGACATACAAATAAGCACTTGAAAAGGTGTTTGCTTTTGCGACATTCAGTGCTATACTACCATCAGCATACAAATACAATCCGTCATCAATAGAAACAGCATTCTCTGTAGTTGTAAACACATAATCGTGTCCGTAATTTACAACATGAAATTTTTCTTTTAACTTTAAATGATTTGCTGAAAATTCTAATGCGATTGGATTTTCATGCAAAACATAATTAGTTCCATCACTTTCCACAAAAATCCTGTACCATCTTCCCTTATTATATCTAGGGTCTTTAATAAATGACATATTATTACTCCTTTCTGAAATGAGGGGTCAATGACCCCTCATAATTATTATGCTTCATCCTCCATATAAAATAGAACAAAATTCTCGGTTGCATCATTGATTGCATTCCTGGCAAACGTCCACCAAGTGTTATAAAAACGCTTTCGTGCTTCCAGCGGTGTGACTGCGCTTGATTCCAGATAGAATTGTGTCATAAGCGCATCCCTATCATACAAACAGCCCACAACATAAGGCAAATCAACTTCTGCGCTTACCGTCTGTAAACCACCGTTTGAATTAGTAACGTCTGGAATTGCACACTTGATCTTTACGCTTTCTGGTGTATCAATAGCCTGCCAGTAGTTTACCCCCTCATAATTATCAATTTTAAGATAACGATCATTAAAGATTGTTGGGAATACTTGTGCCTCTGCCTCCGTAAATAGAGGGTTGAACAAGATAAGTCTCTGTAGTTCTTTTGGCGTATGGCGCAACATTTTGTAAGTAGTTCCGTCAATTACCTTGTCAGCCGTCCAGTGATACAATGTAGATCTATCAACCATTCTGTCTGACACAATTTTAAATTCTGATACAAAGAATTTTAAAAACTCTTCAAGATAAGTTGTCCGAAGTTCTGCACTTGTATAACTTGTTCCGAACTTCTCATTAAATTTCTTCGTTAAGTTTATAGCCCCTGATGGTACAGTTGCCTTGATTGCGTATGCTGTTCCAATTCTGTTTAGAAGCGTCATTCTGTTGAACACCTCTTTTTGTGTTTCAATATCGTTTGCTTTTTCTGTCATTACCCCACTAATGAACTGTGCAAATTCTGATTCACTTCTGAATGCCTGTTTTAACTGATACTGATAAACTGTTGTCGAATCCTCCCATACAGAAATACCACTGAAATTCATTTCAAGTGGAACTGGCTGATTTTGTTCCCACATAGATTTTGTTGCACTTTTACTAGCGTCAGCGTTTATAACTTCTCCATTCGTTGCTCCTGTCTTGAGGTTAGCACCGTTCAACTGTGTGTTCCAATCTCCTGATGCTAGGGCATCCCTTGAATAAAAAGAGATCTTTCTCATTCTGCCTGTAAATCCATCTGTATCAATATTGTTGATAATATTCAGTCTTGCGTCATATGGTCTTACTGCCATAAACGTTCGCCCAAGCAACAATGACACCGCATTGAGTGTGTTCTCCGTGCCGGTCTGTAATACTAATTCTCCTGCCGATACAAAAGATGATGTATCAACAACATTGATGTCATTTCTGCCAGTTGCCATATGTACCAATTCATTCATAAGTACATGACAATCCTGCGGCGTTAAAATTCTTGCCATTTTTCTTTTCCTCCATTTCTAAAATAGGCTTGTCAATGTTTCTTTTAAAATGTCGGATGCACTTTCTGTTTTTACATTCTTTGATAAGTCCATCCTTTTTAAAGCATCTTGTAAATTTTTATTTTGTTGCCGTAACTGATCTACAAGTTGCTCCATTTCACTTTTGCCAGCGCCACCGCCAGCATCCTCACTGCCAGCGCCACCTCCAGCATCCTCACTGCCAGCGCCACCGCCAGCATCCTCACTACCAGCGCCAGCGCCAGCATCCTCACTACCAGCGCCAGCGCCAGCATCCTCACTACCAGCGCCAGCATCCTCACTGCCAGCAAGTGCGATCAAATCTTTAATATCTTGAGGCTTATACCCTTGCTTTGCAAGTGCAATTATATCCGCTAAATTCATTTTAACCATCCTTTCTATCATATGGGGTACTTTATTCGTAGTCCCCTACCAGCATGATAACGTCAGACGTTATTGGATTCACGCATATGTACCCCATATGAATATATTATTCTAAAAAAATACCTGTGTCAAGATATTTGCAAACATTTTCTAAATCTTCTGAAAACATAGATGTTGACGTGTCATTAAAGCACGCGTTTTCAGTCTGCACATATCCACCTTTTAGATTGAGCAATCTTGTTTTGTGGCAAAACATATTACCACGAAACTCCGGCAAATCTGTAGCCTGCGGTGGATAGTAAAAAAGAGTTATAGAGGGTTTTAAAGAGGTATATACTGTGCTTATATTCGTGTTATAATCACCAGTAACAGTTGTATCAGCCCTTGTAAATTGACCCACACCCTCAACAACATTTCCAAGTGCTCCAGCAAGATTCCCTTTTAATAAACTCCCCACACCGCTCGCTATATCCATATATCCTTGTACTGGATTGTTCGTTATTGTCGAAAATTGTATCTGCGACCCTACGTTCCCCTCAAAAATATATCGTTGAATAGCATTTATAGTAACTGTGCAAAGATATGATGCGTTTACATTATCAAAAACATAACTCACACCTATTTTATCAGCACCAGAAATGTCGGATATGTCTAGCCCAATAACACCAACAAAAGGTAAATATAACTGCGCCTTATAGTAAGTTGAGCATCTATATCGTTTTTTATCATCATGCCAAGGTATGAATAGTGTTTGACTTCGCGTAAAACTTCGTTGTAGCGTGTATGCCGCCTCTATTCCTGTGTCATATGCCCCAATCCAAGCGCTTTTTCTTCCTGCCAACTCTGGCGTATATGGAAAAACAGTTGCTTTCAAGACACTGTCCGTAGTAGTTCCACTCATATACAACTTAAAGGCTAAGTCTATCTCACTATTTTCATACATGTGAAATGATTTTGATAAAAAATTGGAAAATGCACCCAACGTATCAAAAATATATTGTGAAATTCCCCCTGATATTATTGATGTTATTCCATCTTCTGATATAATATTTGCTACAGTACAAGTATTTGAGTTGGGTAGAACATTTATACCACTATTTGTCTTTACGATTGGAGTTGTTGCAGGTATTTGTCTTGTGTCTATGATGTCATCATCAATGTCCTTTGCTGTGTAAACAACAAACTGGGTACTGTTTAAAATGATATTTCTGCATGTTCCCAAAACATCATTTATACAATGCACTTCATATATTTGCTCATTTACCTGCACTATGTCGTTTATAAAATAAAAACGCCCAATTTCTTCCCAGTAAACATAATTATATAAATGTAAATTTAATTGTGTCTGACCGTTTACGTTTGAGTTTATCACAAAAACAGGATTTTTTATACTTGTTTTTTCTTTCAGTAACACTAAAAACTGCACCTTGTCTGAATTACTTACTAGATTTGGTATTTTTGTAGAACGTATATTCTTTGAAAATTTTTTAAAAAATTGCAAAGTAATCAAAAACCCATCCTCCTTTTCTTTCTTATCTTTACAATCATGTATTTCCTGTCAACCGGTTGAGGAGTATCTTTTATAACATCATACACCGCTTGCGCCCATGAATACCTGTTATCCACGACTTTTTGATCTATTACTTTTGGTGCTTCAAAAAATCCAAGCCAGCATACTGTAGCACCGTAAACGTCTTTTATTGCTTTGAATTCACTCAATTTTGTGTACTTTTCACATTCTGAATAATATCCTTTTATTCTTTTAACTCTTACGCTACTACCCGCATATTTTCCCGAATATTCTACCGCCTCTATTTGTGCGTTGCCATCTGTTGGCAATGCGCCAGTTGTCACAGTTGATGTTGACAAGTTAGGCGCATACCATTGACTTCTTTTTCCGTAGTTGTTTATATAGCCTGATGCTGGTGTGTATTGAAAAAGACCATACCCCATGTCAAGGTCATATGTATCACTTTGCCACCTCCATGGGTTCATGCCACCCTCACCCTGACTATTTCCTGCCATTCCTGATATTGCCTCTACAGAATAACCAAGCGTTTTCGCAAAGTTGGCAAATTCTAAGATATTTTCTCGCCATTCATCTGTGCCAACCTGATACCCACCTTTTGGCTTTGCGTGCCATGCCATTTTTTAAACTCCTCTAACATAAATATATGCACCATCCTTGGCACATACCCAGCCGCTTGGGCATTTAATCCACATTTCAGAACCGTATAAAAACAGGTCTTTGCAAGTAACAACAGTCCCCTTGTCAAGGGAACCATTTTTATCAGCATCATGTTTTTTTCCATCTGTTGACAAACCTTTATGCCCAACTAAGGGTGCGTCTTTTGATGGTGCTTTTCTAACGCACATATTGTCGAGCAGTATATAATTTCTGCCTACTTTGATGGTAAATCCACTTGTATTATAATTTTTTGTGAATGTATTGATAATCGACATACATAGCGAGACATAATCGCGCCCTGTCGAATATCCATCAGCAATAATCAATGTCAAAAATTCTTGCGATGATGTTGCATTGCGCAAATTCTTATATCTGTTTGTACCAATAAACTCAAAGAAGCCTCTGACCCCTGATGCGTCATCCCTATAACATCTAAAATCCTCATTTACAGAAATCTCCTGCCCATGAATGACTTCTTTTGTTCTCATGGTTACTCTATTTCCTTTCCAATACTTACCGCATTGCATGCCAAAATGGTTATGATATTGATATGCCAAAATCGAATGACCATAGTTACCCTCTAAGCAAGCCATTGCTACGATAGCGTCAGTGACGCTATCGTTGTAAGCAAACTCTTTCACAAGTGGTTTTACCATTTTTTTCATATAATTAAAAAACTCTTGCTTATTCATTTCTTTTCTCCTTTTCGTCAAGATCTAACTTTGTGAGAATTTTCTCAAGTACAACCGTATTATTATTTAAGGCATCCTTGAGACTGTTTGTTTCTTCCTTATGTGACTTGTTCATTTCCTCCACTTCGTACAACAGGACAAGACACATGGCGATTGGAAACCCTACTGTACTGATAATTTGTGCAATCTCGTTTATCATTTTTTTATACCTCTTTCTCAATCCACTCTACGTCATAACCTGTCTTTTTGTACTTCTTAGAAATGAAAGTCGTGACTTTAATTGACACCTTATTTTCCTTGATGGCATTGACCATACCATCATCGTTCAAGATTTCTCTGACATCTTCGTTGTATCTTTGTGGCAATGATAGCATACAATCATCTAGAATGACACAACATCCATTTCCATATCCATGATCCTGTGTCATAAATACGCCATGAATTGGTAACTCTGTGTTCAACTCAATCTCACTGCACTTTTTAAATTCAAAATCTTCTGTGTTGTATTCCCATTTAATACCGGTATGTTTTTTGTTAAGTTTGCTAAAATTACTCATTTTTTATTCTCCTTTTGAAATTTTCTTTTTTACATCTTTCTACAAAATAACAGTTGTGACATGATAAGCCACAATCCTGTCTTAGCCTGCATATTTCATTTATATTATATTTATATGTTGTTGGATTTCTTATTTTTTCCACTTTTTTCTCCTTTCTTTAATAAACTGAAAAGTATATGCAATCATCTTCTGGACAATTCCAGATTGCTTTTACCGTACAATTACACACATACTCTGGAATTAAACAAGTAATTCCGTCGTAAACATTTTCCCACTATTGAGTATATATATATGTTGACCCATTGGTAACATATTGATTAGATCTATAACTTTCATTTTATTACCTCCTTTAATTCTCCTCTATAAATTCTACGATTTCGCAAACGTCATCTGAAATAAATATTAAATTATTAAATTCATCATATATAAAAATCAGATTGCCTGCACCATTTTCATACAATTCAAACCAACGTTGTGATGGTGTTAAAACACAATCATATGCACCGTCAAAGCCTAGTGCGTAATTCCTTTTATTCAACTCTTTTATTACCTTGTCAATTACTGTCTCAACCATTGTATTATCCTTTCTGTGCTTGTGTTTTATTTGTTGTCATTATAATAGCAAATAATTTTCTTATGTTCTACCACATTTTTGATAAATCAAGTGCATTTTTTTGATATGTATTATAATTTAAAATATTGCTTATAATTCAAAATAAGGTTGTAGCATGTATAATCACAGCATAAGACCCTATCTTCGACCATTGCTGTTTTTAAATCAATTACCTTTTGTCGATAAAAATCTTGCTGAACTACTTCTCGTGATAGATCATAAATAAATACGTTTGCCTTTGATTTGCATATATAGTATCTGTTTTCTTTGTTATAAACGAACCATGTTTTATTTTTATAAGAGAATCCGTATATTGCTCTATATCCTTTTATACTTATATGTCCTAGACATGAAAAATCATCATAAGCAAAATCATTGTTGAGTGCCATCCTTCCCCAGTCGGTATTTTTCATTGCCTGCATAATCTTTGTTTTTTCTTCTGTGTTTTTAAAATCGTTCATATCATCTAATAAATGTATCATAATACCCCGATCATAATAATAAGTCTCATTTTTTTCTTTCATAAGCGCAACCGTATCTGTCAATTCTAATACCTCAAAAAGTGGGTTATTTATTTTTGTGGCGTTAGCAAGACATATGAGCCGTAAAGGTTCTTCGCCTCTATGTTCTCTATCTCGTGAAATTGTCCTATACAATACAAGTGTCTTGTCACCCTCTTTTCGGTCTATTCTTTCCCATGGTTGAGGAATAAATTCGTCAAAAATAACATCTTTTATATCAGAGACATCAAAACCTTTAACAGACCCGACTGCGTTTAAACTCATAACATAACCAATAGGCGCTCCATCTATTTCGCCATCTTTTCTGTTGTAAAAAGCACCTATACCTTTTGTGACTTTTGAGCAACCTACATCTATTTTTTTATCTCTGTTGATCGCCTTAAAAGGCGATAAATCAACACGTTTATTTGTAGCACATAAAATATCGACATCATCATTCGTCCTTTTTACGAACGCAAATCTTCTATTCTCTTTATATTCGTGCCATAGTGTTCCGTATGTTTTACCGGTTGAGTTACCACCTACTATAATATAACACCATGCATCTGGATATTTTTCTAAATCATCTTCGATATTGTAATAATGTTTTTTATTCATCTTCATATTCTCCTATCATATTATTATTTATAAACTCAAACTCACTGTCAAAACTTTCAAGCAAATTTTTTTCTATCGTATCAAGCAAGTAATCACATTCTGTCAAGTCAATACTATCTCCCACTTCGTTTCCGTCTTTGTCTATGTAAATATCGTCTACATATAGGTATGTGTGTTGCAATTTACCACTAATTTTCCCACTGAATACAGTACCTTTCTTAAAATTGTTTATGTCATTGTTGAGCGACGCAACTCCTTTCTTTGGTACACCTGCAACTGTTATCTTTAACTCGTTAGTATCTTTTTTTCTGACACAATAACGTTTCGCACCTAACGTTTTAAATTGAGAATAAACCCCATCTAACTCCGCTACACCTAACGCGTAAATTTTACCATCTTTTTTTATAGGTGGATAACCTCTATTTTTAAGATTATTTATACAATTTTCGTTGTATTTTTTTATCTTATTTACATCCCATCCAATTCCATAGCACGAATCAGTGTCCGAGTATAGCCATATATCGCAGAAAGAACCTAGTTCAAACAGATTCTTAACAGCATAGGCTGTGCAATATACACCCCATTGATAGGGGAATATATTATTTTTTGTATCTACAAATTTGTTGAATAATTCTATCTTATCAACATCAATATTTTTTGTATATTCCCCTGTTTTATAGTCCTCTGATATACATTCTTTTATCCATTTCATTACTAAAATACCATAGACACTGTTCAACTTGCTTTTTAAAATGCTATATAATATAGAATCGCCGTTCTTTTCATTCGTCTTATCCTTAAAAAGTTCGTACGCATAATCAGTCAACCAACGGGGGAGATATGACTTTTTCGCGCAGTAACATTCAGAGATTTTATATAAACGAAAATTATATTGTTTGTTTAAAATATATAAATCTTGTTCTGTAATATATATCTCTGCGTAGTCGCATTGTAGTATTCTCCCATTGTCTAAGATTTCGTTATTTATTTTTGTGCATTTTGAAAATTGAAAATACGGCATTGCTTCATGTAAGTTTTTTAATTCTACGTTGAGACATTCAAATTTAAATATATAAGCATAATTATCCATTGTGCTTAATATATCCGATATTTTTAAGTTGCTTTTTATTTCTGTAAATTTCTCCATAGGGTACTTAAATGCTAATAAACAATATGGGTACGATGATGTAAAATCATATGCTTCAATCATTTTTTGCTCCATTATTTTATCGACAAAATATCTGTTAGCGTGCGTATAACCACCATGATAAGTATGTTCCAACTCATTATACAAATCAATATTTTGTGGTGCAATTTTCAAAAATAAATCACGTGCATTGCCTGATTTGCCTCTTTTTCTACATTCTTCTCTAGGTATTCCTGTTGCCGTCCATGGCATTGCATAAACTTGCTTATGTAACATATCTTTTAATTTTTGTAAACACTCCACCCCAGCCAACGTGTCAAATTCTGCGTATTGTAGTTCTTTTTCTGTATAGACTTCATGCTGAGTTCTTTTTTTATTGTATTCCCATAACCCGACCGCTTTTTTGTGCTCAACGTCCAAGTCTATAGCCCATTTTTCCAACTTTCTTTGAGCCAGAATAAGACTATCTCTTAAAATCATTCCATTCTCAAACTCTATATATATTGGATAATGACTTTTTATATTGAGCTGCTTTTTGGGTGTACCCATTTTTATCATTATAAATTTTCGCAAAAAAGTCCAATCATAAGGCAGATTATGTATGTAAATACAAGTTTTTTCACCCGGCAAATTTTTAATCATTTTTTCTAGCATATACACACATTCGCTGGGCTTATTTCCCCATAAAGTAACAATATTCTTGTCAAACACTCTTATGGATAGAGTAAACAAAACAATGATGTTTCTATGGGCTTGCGTTCCTTTTTTTGATGTTTCTACTATCTCATCTGTCTTAGATGTTTCAGTATCAAGCATGATAATACAATCGTTGTATGTGTCTTTTGTCCCATTTCCTTTTCTTATTACATATGGTATTTTTTGCAAAATAGAATAATTAAATTCACTAAAATAGCACCTTTTATAATCAATATTTTTGAAAAAATTTTCGCGTTCTCGCCTATAATCTTTTCTTTCATCGTTACTCATACCATCCTAGTTCCTTTAACTTTTCTATTGTCTCCCTTTCAAGCGGAGCAAACTCTTTTTCATATTTTTCTCTTTTTTTCTTATCTTTATTTATTTCATCTATTATTTTCTTGTTTAATTTTTTTGTTTTTGACACTACTGAAAAAATAGTATTTGAACCATACAGATCATCTATTTTTTTATATGTATCACTTTGAATAAAGTCCGCGAATTCCTGCCATGTATAATTTGTTTTAAGGTTTTTGTTCAAGGTTTCAACTCGTTTTTTATAAACCTTTATAATTCCCCTTTTTGTACTGGTCGGAGACTCCAAGAACGTTTCTATATCTTTTATTTTCATCTGCAATTCAGTATCAGATAAACCTTTTACAGTTGTCTGAAATCTCTTTTTTCCACCCCATGACTTTATGTCGCGCATTGCTTTTGCATACGCCCACTTTGTAGACGTTTTAAAATTTTTATCCCATTGATAACTTTCTAACGATCGTAATCTTGCGTCTGCCTTTTTTGCAATTCTATTATATTCTTTTTCTATTTCTTCTCTATTCATTTTATCTCCTTTAACAATAGTTTTATTTGCTTATTCTTTTATATTTTTCCTCTACAAAATTGCCTTTAATATCTAAACCAATACTTATACTTTCCAAAATACCCATATCAATACAATCTCTTGTAATGATTTTTAATGCATTTACTTTTTTCTTTGGAATTTCTCCATACTTCAAAGTAAAAGTAAATCCTATTGGATAACCTTTGATCCTATCAACCATTTCCTGATATTCTTTAGACTTCTTAAATTCTGATTTTGACATAAGTTTTTCATTCATATCAATCCCTCCTATAAATTACACGGTCAAATCATTATTTATAAATTTTTATTTATTATACCATATAGCACATTTCTTTGTATTCATTTTTTTGATATTTCAATAGCATTTAATTGATGCCTATCTTAACCCCGTCCCCAGTAACCCACACCATCACACACAGTCCATCACACCATCACACACATTACACAAAACTTTCTCACGTGGTTTTGAAAGCCACGTTGGGGAAGTTTTTTTTGTGCACTTGTTGTCTTTTTACAA